GCCTGCGCCCTGTCCATGTAGCCGAGGACCGGCTTCACCGGCAGCGCGTCACCGAACCGGACCAGCAGTTTCGGGGCGGTCTTTTTCTGGCGCGGCTGACGCGTGCCGTTCTGCGAACGCTTGCGGCGCTTCGCGTTCTTTTTGCCCTTCGTGGCCTTTTTTCGCTGCCAGACGCCGTTAACGCCGTCAATCTCTCCCACGAACACATCCGGCTTTGCCTTCAGTTGCGCCATCTTGTTGCGCGTCAGGTTGCCGTATTTGTTCAGCTTGATGTTCTTCGGGTTTAAAAGCGCCTGGCTGTTCAGCTTGTGATCGCCGCCGAACTCGAACGGCTCCAGATAGCTGGCCGCAATATCGCGGACAAAAACCTTTGCCACCAGATTGTCGCGGCGCGCACCAACTGACCCGACCGCGTTCACGGTGAACGGCGTCGGATTCTCCAGCTTGCGGGACAGCGCGGTCTTTTCAGCCGCCTGAATCTTGCGGGCCGTACTGGTCAGCGCCTGCGCCGTAGCAAAGGGGATCTGCTTTTGCAGCTTTTGCAGATGGCCGGAAAGCTCCCGGATATTCGCCATAATCCCTCCTGTGTGACCACGGACACACGCTACAAGGCACACTAAAAAGCGCCCCGCAGGACGCTTTATGGTGTTACTTGATGTGATGTACTGAAATGCCGTTTTCGTTGAGTACGTCAGCCTCGTCACCGGCGTAAAGGAACTGGTAGTTCGTGCCGCTGATCTCCGAAAATTCACGACCCGGCAGGTCTGTAATCAGCACGGCAATCGGGTGGCCTTTTGCGTCAGGGCGCGGAACGTTCAGGACCATTTCTTCACTAAGCTGATTGCCTTCGCCGTCAAACGTATCAGGGAACGTCTGAATAGCGTCAAGCGGGACGCCCGGGGCCGTAGTCATACCCATGACGCTTTGATAGACCTCGCTGCCTTTAAGGCCGATTGAGACTTCTGGCGACTGGCTGATAAGGATGGAACCTGCGGTGCTCAGTTTGATAGTTAGCATGGGTTTCTGACTCAGTGAAAACGACAATAAAAAAGCCCGCCATTAGCGGGCCTGTACAGCGGCTTATCAGGCCAGTTTGAGCGCGATGGCAACAGCCTCGTCCCAAATGTGATCAACCTCGACCTTCGCGAAGGTCAACACATCCTTGAGCGCAGACAATACGGCTTCACCGCGTTCACCCAGCGCAACGGCCAGCGCAGTCGCATCATCAGCGGTTTCAATAACCGGCACGGCCACGGTCGCGGCAGTGACAGGCGCGGCGGCCAGAGATAAGGCAGCAGCAGCAGTAACAGCAGTGGCTGTTGCGGGTGTGGCAGCATCAGCAGCAGCGCCAGAATCCACAGCGCCGGTGGCAGTAGCTGGCGCAGTTGCGGGGGAAGCGTCAGCCGCGCCAGCGGTTGCAGCCAGGGTAGTTTCAGACACATTTGTCTCCTTAGTGCGGGTAATTATGGCTATCAGCCATGCGATGAAGTCTTTCACGGTTGCCCCTCGGTAATGGCATTAGCGAGCCAGCCGGGTGACTGGCTCGGTGATGGCTTTACCAGATGCTGTCACTGCCTGAACTGCTGCTGCCGGTGCGCTGCGCGTCTTCCTCGCGGATTTTTTCCAGCTGGTCGTTCGCTTTGTCGATGGCAGTCAGCAGTGGATCAATCCACATAACCGCCTGGCAGTACGTCAGGGTGCTGGCGGCAGCGGTGCCAGTACCGGCGCTGTCAGCGTCGGCGACAGCGCGGGACATTGCGCGGGAACGTAGACGGTGCGTGTAGCCGAGCAGCCCGTCAGCAACAGCAGCAGGGACAGGCAGATCGCACGTCGGCACGTTCTCTTTTTTAAGAATGGTGCGGTATTCAATGACCTTCTCCTCGCTATCGCTGGCTATCTGTGTGCCGTACTGCTGCGACGCGGCGGCCAGCTGGTTAAACTTCTGAAACGTCAGCGACTGCGTGGCGATGGTCTGCGTCTGCAGCGTGTTGTCGCTGGTCAGCTGGCTGACCTTGCCTTTTTCGCTGATGGCACTGGCGTGATAGTGAAAAGCCAGCCAGCCCAGCGCGCCGACAATCAGCAGCAGAACGCCAGCCAGCGCCGCTACAATGCCTGTTTTCATTTCACCCCCCACATGCACACGTCGCGCTCAATCTCGCGCCGGTTCATCAGCCCTTTCCACTTTTTGCCACCGGCATAAACCCAACGCCGCAGCTGGTCACATGCGCCCGCCGTGTAGCCCTCGTTCAGAAGCGTCAGAAGCGTTGATTTTTTAAAACGGGCGGGGCCGACGTTGTAGGCAAATGAGTAAAGGGCGGCGCGGGTCGTGTCGGGAATGGGCCGCGTAATGTACGGGTCAATTTGTGCCGCGACGTTGCTCAGGTCCTTATCAAGCAGAAACCTGCATTCCTTTTCTGTGTATGTCTTGCCGGGCTTAATATCGCTGCCCGTGTGGCCGTAACAGACCGTCTCCACACCCGCAACATCGAGGTAGGGTGTCGGGACGTACCCTTCCAGCCCGTCGCCACCGGTCAGCATGGCGGAGGCTATCGCCACCGCGCCAGCGCCCAGCGTGGCAATCACGCGCAGTTTCATCCGGGCGGGAATTGCCATGATTAATCTTCCTTCGGCAGACGGTAGCCGCGCTTGATGGCCCACACTTTGATCACGACGTTGGTGATATAGGTCAGGCCCGCAAATGCGAGGCTTCCCAGCACGCCGACAACCGCCCACTGATCCGGCGTCATCGCCGTCGTCAGCTTGTAAAACCAGTAACCGGAACTGCCGTAGGCCGTCCCGTATGCAGTAGCGTTGGCTACCGTGGTGATTTTATCCATGTTCATAGTCTCCTCCCCACGATAGCCGTGCGGCGGTTACGTGCGACCGTGGTCACACAGAAAGAAATGGCGTCCGGCGCTTATCTCCGGCTGTCGCTTTCGCGCAGGCCAGCTCTACAGCACGCCATAATCGGGAAGCGTGTGACCGTGGTCACACGCAGGTTAACGGGTTCTGTTTGTTGACCGGCTCAGTCAGCCCGGTCGTGTACAGCTCGCGATGCAGGGCTTCGACTTCGCCCACTGTCTGCCGGAATCGTTCGGGATCACGTTCCACGCCGGTCACATGACGGCCCAGCCTGATGGCGGCTTTGAGAAACGAACCGGACCCCATGAAGAAGTCGGCCAGCACGTCACCCGGGCGGCTGCTGGCGTTGATGATGTCTGTCATCATTTCGGCTGGCTTTTCGCACGGGTGCTTGCCGGGATAACCCTGAACGACCGGGTAGGTCCAGACGTCGAGGAACGGCACGGCTTTAGTAACGGTAAACACACGGCGGGCGGCTTCGCCCTCACTGCGGCGCTGGTTCAGCTCGTCAGACAGCTGCGCGTAACGCGCCTGTAACGCGTCATACGGCATCGGCAGGCCCGGGTGGTCGTAACCCTCAGCCTTACGCGTAAACAGCGCCTGTAACTGCGCGTACTGCGCAGGCTTTGGCAGCTGCCACTGCGACCCACTGAACCAGTGCGAACACATCTGCGTGCCGGTAGCGTCGTGAATTTCGCGGGCGCTGACGTTCAGGGCTGCGCGCGCATCGGCGAAATAGCTGATGAGCGGGCCGAACACGTCCCGGCGCAGCTCTTCCATTTTCGCGCCGTAACCAATTCCGCCGGGCGCGGTGCTGCGCTCGCCGTGATGGTCCGCAAAAATGATGCGTTCTGTAGACGGGAAAAACTGGCGGAGCGCTTCCTTCCGGTTGCGGCCCCATGTCCCTGTCGGCTTCGCCCAGGTGATATGGTTCAGCACGTTCAGGTGACGGCGGACCATGATTTCAGTGTCCGACGCAAGCCGGTGGCCGCTGAACATGTACAGGCTGCCGGTCGGCTTCAGGACGCGGCGGAACTCGCAGACCATCGCCTCCAGCCAGGCAAGATAATCAGCGTCGCTGGACCACTGCCGATCCCACTCGTTTTCCTTTACGCGAAAATAGGGCGGGTCGGTACAAATCAGGTCAATGCTGGCGTCGGGTATTGTTTTTATGTATTGCAGAGAATCCGCACAGGCTAAGCGCGCTGCGCCGATTTGAACGGTGTCAGTCATATGCGGGGTCGTAATGGCCCGGAACGCGGAGGCATAAAAGCCATTGCGGCAGGCAAATTTCAGGCGAAAAAAAACCGCCTTTCGGCGGCTTTCTGTGTGCGGGTGTTGCTATCCCAACTTAGAAACAGAGTACCGGAAACAGTGATTTTTTGTCAAGTACACTTTCCAAGGTAGCTTTAATGAATCGGTTGGTAGCTTGCATCAAGTCTCTTGGCTAGCACTTCGAGTCGTTTATCCAGTGTCCAAATTTTAGCACCGGGAGTTATCAACGTAGAAGCAAGCAATGTCATATCTACTAAACCACACCCAAGTCCGTACAATTTATTACTCTCAATAAAGTCCATTACTTCCGCAATGCTGGCCTGATGGCTTTGTGGCAAAAATCCTAAGTCACCAAGCGTACGCAGTCTTGGCGCAGGAGGGGTACCACAAGCTATCTCAGCAATTATCATAGGGTGGGTCAGAATCAGGTCACGTTCTAATAACTGGACCAGCCTGTCATTCCTGTTTTTGAAATGGTCAACCCAAATGGACGTATCCACCAGAATAGCCATTATGCAGATTGCTCGTCACGACGACGAGGAATCGTCTGCATTTCAGGGGATAGCCCACCAAGAGAAGCCAGCCTTTTTGCCGCTTGTACTCGGACAAATGTTTTTACGGCTTCCCGAAAAATATCGGCTTTATCCATTCCAGGATCGGCCATCTCCAATGCCTGTGCATACAGCAAATCATCAATCGTAACGGTAGTTCTCATAGCACTTCCTTATCTGATTCATTTATTGATGCTAATTTACATCAAAAATAACATCATGGCAATGCTGAATGTCCGTTGGCTTCAAGCCTGGGGGATTTTGATTGACTGAGGCGCATAGCCTTCCTACTTCTCCGAGCCTTACCTGAGCAGCACTTTGCCGTCCTGGTTTTACAAGCTCTCCATAGGCTAACACTGCCAGCCCGGCAGCTTTGATATTTTTAGCAGCGTTAACATCTCGATCATGGCTTGTCTCACAGCATGGACATAACCATGTACGAACATCTAACGACATCTTTTCAACTAAATAACCACAATGGCTACATAGCTTTGTTGAAGGGAAAAACTGGTCGATGGATACAATTTCCCTGCCCGCCCAGTCAGATTTATACCTGAGCTGCTTTAACAACTCACCCCAGCCAGCATCTGAAATTGACTTTGCTAACTTGGGGTTGCGGAGCATGTTTTTAACTCTAAGTGACTCAACGCAGATGACTTGGTTTTCGTTTACTAATCTGCGGGATAGCTTGTGCAAGTTGTCTTTACGGCAATCTGCTATTTTTGAATGCATTTTTGCTACTTTTACTCGAGCTTTCTCTCTGTTCTTAGAACCTTTCTGTTTCTTGCTCAAACGCCGCTGGAGGGCAGCTAATCTCTTCGCGTATTTCAATGTGTGCCGAGGATTGCCATAACGAGAACCAATATCAGATACGATAAGGTCTTTAAGTCCCAGATCAATACCTACCACATTTGCATTGATAGGTAGTGGTTTAGGCTCAAAATCACATAGGCAGGACACGAAGTATCTGTTATTTAAGTCTTTTTTTATAGTTATCGTTGAAGGCGTTGACGGCAGGGTTTTCGACCACCGTATTTTCAATGGTGTTTTGCTCTTAGCAATGAACAGGAATCCGTCTCGGTATTTGAAAGCACTAGCCGTGAACTCGGCAGATTGCTTGCCTCTCTTACTTTTAAAAGTTGGGTAATTCGCACGACCTTCAAAGAAGTTTTTGAAGGCTGATTGCTGATGCCGCAGAGTCTGCTGCAGCGGTACGCATGAAACCTCACCCAGCCAAGCCAGTTCTGGTTGCTTTTTCATTTCCGTAAGACGTGCGCTTGCCTTCTTATAGTCGATGCTTTGATTCAGGGTATTGTAAGCAATGGTTCGCCAGTTAAGGATGCTGTTGTATACAAATCGAACACTTCCAAAAGTTTTTGAGAGTAATTCAACCTGATCCGGCGTAGGGTAAAATCTATACTTATATGCACGCTTCATGCTTACACCACTAAAAGGCACAGAGAGAGATAGAAGATGACCATTTGTTTAGATGAACTAAAAGCCCGCATGCTCAACAACGAAGAATCAGTTAACGGATACATCGAGAAAGATCGTGACATTGCGATGATCGAGCTTCTTGTACAACTGAGAGAACATGCAAAAATATCAAAAGCCGAATTGGCGAGACGCCTGAACGTTACACCCTCATCAGTGACACAGATTGAACGGAATCCTCGGTCTATGAAACTAAGCACTCTAGACAGATATGCTGCGGCCTGCGGGGCATCAATCAACATCAGCATAACCATTGATGAACCAAGCGTGTGACCATGGTCACTCAAAGTTTTCAGCAGTCAAGCAGCCCTTTCACCTGATACAGTTTCATTCAAATCGTCCAAGTTTTCGATCCACTCATCAAGAAAAGACAGAATTTCTGTATTCAGTGAAATACCCTCGCTAGCACCCACTGCCAATCGCATGATATTCATGCTATGTCTCATCTTGGCGAGTATGTATTCTGAGTGTTCAGAAAATGATTGTGAGACACCTTCATTCTTCATCGTTGCAATCCGTTAGTTACTTTTACAGAATCCGATACTTGCAATCATGCTTATGATTACGCTCTTAGCTACTCACTAAGGTAGATATGCAATGGGATTAATCCCAATGCTCGATAAGATATATGATGAAGTTACTAACGTCTACTGGATAAGTAGAATATTTTTTGGCTCTACTTATCAGCTTCAGCTACTGCTCAATTTTTAGTTATATCTAAAAATTTAGTAGCAGCTAAATTTTCGGCTGGTAATACGGATTATATCGCAATCAATATCTGGCATCTTATTTTGTGCTAAATAAAGCCTGATGGGACAATTAACGCAAAAAAGGAGGCCTCAGCCTCCTTACATAGTTATGACGATATTTCAACACATGTTACAGACCGGGCTATGCGCCCGCCATAACGGTGCGGTACAGGTGGAAACGGCTTATGCCGTCAGCGCGCGTGTGGCTTTTCCGCTGCAGTTCGCCGTTCGACACGCCTGCGTCGTAGATGCGACGAAGCGCGCGCGTAGACAGGCCCACATCAAAGCGCAGCACATCGAGCGACACGTACCCGTCGCCCCCCTGCGCAATCATCTGATCGCTGCGAACACGCACCGCCTTCATGGCGTTAGCCTGCTGAATCGCTGACATAATCACAGATCCCCACGGTTCATAAAGCGGGTAAGGCCGTCCATAATCTGCTGGCAGGTTTTCGCGACAATCTGCATATCTGAGGCGTGATTCTGCTCCGCAGCGCCGTCAGTCGCGCCGCCTGCAAACCACAGACCAGACAGGATCACGCCCGATTTTTCCGGGGCTTTTAGCACGAATGATGCCAGCACCTGCGCCTTGCCCCCGTTGGGGTCTGGCTTAATCAGGTCCATTTCTACGGCGCTCACCACGCGGTCGGTCAGAACCTCGCTGACGCTGGAATCCAGCAGGGAAAAGCCCTCAAACGTCATGCGTGCACTATTGCTGTCATGCGTATCATTAGCCACTATTTTTCCGTACTCCGGGACGCGCAGGGCTTCATCTGCCGTCAGGCTGCCATGACCGAGAAGGCGGGACAGGCGACGGCTGGCAAAGGTCAGCACGACCGGCTCCGTGTCCAGGCTGCCGAGTACACGCCGCAGGCGCTTTAAGGCTGCCTCACACTTGTTAACGGTACTGCCTGCGCACCATACGCGGCCTGCTGGCGCATCGAACACAATAAAAACGCCTGAATGCTTGATGGCTGCGAACTTTGTGGCTTCACGTTCAGCAATAGCCTGTAACTCTTCCCGCGTTTCCTCGGTCAGTTCCCGGCCTTCTTCTTCGACTTTTTTCAGGCGCTCGCTAAAAATATTGCGCACGGTATTTTTATCGGCTTTCCGCGTCTGCTCGCAGTAGTGAAATAAATGACGATTGTCAGACTGAATAAAACGTTCGCATTCCGTTAAAAGTGAAAAGCCGGATGATTTAGTCTGACCGTCTTTTAATTCAGAAAATGCATGGCCGTTTAAACGGTCAGTAATATCGGCTGGAATTTTATTTGTCGTACTGTATGGAAAAATAACTTTAAACGCTTTCATTTTTTTGTGTCCTGAAATTTGAAACGGGATTTATTTACGCTTTGCATTAATGGCGTCGTGTAATTTCTTCGGGATGCGTTTTTTGTTTGCGAGTAATAGTCTTTACTTTTCCGGGGCGGAATAAAGTTGACGCCTTTTAATCGCATCAGGTATTCATCAGTAAAATTATATTCAGTGTCGGGCGTCATTCCCCGACCGGCAGCGGCGTAAATATCATTCATATTTAAATAGCCCTTTATCGTGTGTCCGTGGTCACACAGGTCGCCGGTTCCGTCGGTAGGGCGGTCGGCGCGTTTTGCTGGTGGTAAAATTTCTCTTCCCATAACTCGGCGATGTACGGATCGCCGGTGCGGTTCATGCCGTTCCATTCCGCGATCACGCTATGTTTGTTGCTGGCCGGGTAAGTACGGATACCGCAGGACGGGCAGAACATCAGATACTCCCCCCGCGCGGCGGAGTAGCGCAGCGAAGGCCGTCCCGGATTGCGCCGCATAAGCCGCTTACACAGGCACACGGCAATCTCGCCGCCGGTGGCGTTCTGCTTTGAACTGTCGCCCCACATATCCGATCACCTCTTTGTCGTAGTCATGGCAGGCGCTGATAAGAAGCGACCAGCGCGGAAGATAGTTGTGCTGCCAGTTATCCGGCTTGATGCCGATTAAACGGCTTAACTCGGCAGCGCTGTACTCCCTGCTGCCGCCATTTATCTGACTGGCCGAAACCTGCACCGCCAGCCATGCGAGCGCCTGAACCTTTTGGCGGGTTTTGGTGCTCATTTTTTTCAGACCGGCCAGCGGTTCCAGCGCCTGAAACCGGCTCCAGACCTCATGGCAGATGACGACCTGATACTCAAAGCGTGTCGAATCCCCGTAGCAGTATTTCGACCAGGCTATCGCTTCCTCCGGCAGCCGGTTAACGGCCTGTCGCCAGATGGATGATTGAAAGCCGCTTTCCAGAATCAGGGGTTTGTTCTGTTTGTACTTTTTTCCTTCGTGATAGCGCACCGGCTCCGCTTCCACCTCGACGGTGCTGCCCTCTGACTCAACACAGCGCAATGGCCGGGCTGTGTAACTGTCTCCGGCTGCGGTATCGCTCATGATGGCGATCTGACCTTTCTGCGTCATAGGCAGGTCGGAAAGGGCGTTGCGTAACTGGCCCCGGACAAACTCATCAAGCATTAGCGCATTTCCTTACAGGCATGTCGGGTGGCGTTCCGGTGCTCTTTGGCCAGCGTGTAGTCTGATTTCAGATACCCGCCGGTCTTCACTTCAATCTCAAACTGACGCGCAAACGGCACGTTATCGCCCCACTGGTAGATGGCCAGTCGGTGAACGTTCAGGGCGCGCGCAGCGGCGGCTTTGGTGCCATAAAAGGCAATAACGTCGGCGGTTTTCATGGGCTGGAATGGTAAGCAGGCTTAACACGTTTGTAAAGTGTATTTGACAGCTGGATCAATATTTCTTCCCGCAGGGCAAATTGCGTATAGCTGGCTTAACGTTGGTAGGTTATTATCGGGCGCATGAACAGAGGACAATGGCTAAAAGCTCGCCGCGAAGAGCTGAAACACGCGAACCCAAATAACGCCAGCGCCTACAGTTTGCGCGGGGTTGCTGAGTCAGTAGGCTGTACGCATGCTGCCCTCGGCCATCTTGAAAAGTCTGACGGTATGCCAACGCTGGATCTGGCTCTTAAACTTGCAAAGTTTTACGGACGTTCGCCGGAATGGGTTTTAACAGGGAAGGATGCCAGTACGGAGCACGGTATCCCGATTGTTGGAACAACGCAGACCGGACCAAGTGACGTGTTTTTAAAAGATGGTGTGCAGAACGCGGCGGACCAGCAATTTGTGGATATGCCGAATAACGTCTCACGCAGGCTGTACGCGGTTCGCATTGCGGATAGCAGGGGCGCGCCAGCATTTCAGGCGGGCGATCTGATTATTGCCGATCCTGATGTGCGTCCAATAACTGGCGAAACGCATTTGGTTAAATTACGCCGGGATGATAACTTTATTGCAATTATGACCCTGATAACGGTCATGGACGACGGTTTTGTGTTCAGTTCGCTTACCGAACTGCACAGCCGTGACGTGTTTCAGCGGACAGAAATAGAGTATTTACACCCCGTCGTCGCAATGGCGAAAGCCTGGACGGTGAAAAAGATCTGACAAATACGCTTTCCGTGTTTGTAAAGTCGGCTTGACGTCGTTATTATTTTGCCGGTAATAACGACGCGCAGGTCAGGCTATAAATTGGCGAATTAGTGAGCGAATCCGAGTTCCGGGCGAAAAAAAACCCGGTTTTGCCGACCGGGTTTTTCCTCTAATTCATTTAGCTGGTCTTAGCAACACAACTAATGACTCCATCGCAGGAACCATTATTGTAGCTAAGACCGGACCCTGTGCGCAAGTTCAATGCGTACTGATTCTGGTTAAAAAATGACAATAACGGATTTTTACCAGGAGTTTTATAACTCCGATCCCTATGAGCTTTTCAGGGCTGCCGATCACGAAGTCGCGCAGATAGCCGAGCAGGCTGGCTTTGACTGGTCAGCGAACGCATCCTCCATCCGTCTGATTGACGGCGATGGCTTGCAGACTAAGTTCCGCACCTACAACCGCCGCTACCCCATCACCAACGAACCACGGCTGAAAGGCCATGCCGATATTTATTCCAACATCCGCAGCAGCGGGCGTATCCGTTACCCGTTCATTAACTTTGTGGTTAAGCAGAAAGGCGCGGGTGAGTGGAACGGCTATGACTTCCTGAAACGTGAATACGACGAACACATGCGCCGCTGTGCGACCGTGGTCACACAGACCCCTGCAGAAATCCGCCGCCGTGAAGAACGTCGCCAGCAGCAGGAAGCGCGCCGCCTTGAGCGCGAAAAGATCGCTGCAGTAGAGGCTAAGCGACGGGAACAGGAAGCGGCAGAAGCCCGCGAAGAATGGAACCGCATCAAAGACGCTTTTGACGCCGCACCGCGTGAAGACGGATCACATCCTTACGCTATCGAAAAGCGCATCGCGCCGGTATTCGCACATTGTGACGTGCGCCGCGTGACAATGTGTGTCCGTGGTCACACAGGACGTAAAGCCGAGTTTATGGCGATCCCGCTGCGCCACCTGAACGGTGCGCAGGCTGGTCAGCTGGCAGGCTGGCAGCGCATTTTCATGAACGGTAAGAAGCGCCAGACCGCAGCGATTGAAGAAGTCAGCTACGTCGGCGCGGCCTTTGTCATTGGCTCACTTGAGAACGCGCAGCGCGTGGCCGTGGCGGAAGGGTTTGCGACCGCAGCGTCTGTATTCCTGGCTGAGCCTGGCCGGTTCGATGCGGTTGTCGTCGCCGTTTCAGCCGGTAACATGATCCACGTTGTGCGCCAGCTGATTGATCTCGAGTGCGGGTTCGATATCACCTGCGCACTGGATAATGACCGCAGCAAACCCAAAAAAGGGAATACCGGGCTTATGGCCGGGCTTGAGATTCTGGAAGCCTTCCCGGATACGGGTATTAAATGTATTTTCCCGACCTTTTATGACGAAAAAGGGAACGATTTCAACGATCTGTTTGTTCTGAATGGTCGCACTGAAACTGTCAGCCAGATGAAAGCACAGGCCAACCGCCTGACCCGTCCGGCTAACCTCTACGACGCGGCATTACAGAAACTGCGCTTCATGAGTCAGGAAAATTCAGACCAGTTTGAAAAGCAGGTTTTTCAGTGCGTTGATGTGGCTATGCTGTCCTGCCCGGGCGAACTGAGTCGAGACGAAGTGAAAGCGATGATCGCTGACCGGCTAAAAGAAATGCAGGCAGATGAAGCGTTAACCATCAGCGCACATAACCGCATTGAATGGAAATACCGCCTGAAGAAAAAGGCCGCAATGGAAGCACGCGGTTTTACTGACGCTATCACTGATCCGCGATTCCGCCCGGCACACGTTGATTATCGCAGGCTGAAAACCTCAAAAATCACCCCGCAGGTTCTGGACCTTGTAATGCGCCTGTCCAAAACAGGACCGGTGATCGTGCGTGCCGGTATGGGGTCGGGTAAAACCCGTCACCTGATGCGCCCGATTATGCAGCAGGCACACCGGGGCGTTGCGCTGGCAAACCGCGTCAGTCTGATGCTGTCCATGAACAGCGTGATGCAGCTGGACGACGAAGGCAATCAGCGCGACTCGGCGGTGTTCTACTACAAAGACGATATGGGCGGCATTTCTCCCGAGCTGATTAACAAGCTGACGATTTGCATTAACTCCATTATCAAGCCTAAATGGCAGCCCCTGATGAATAACCACGATTTCATCGGGCTGGATGAAGCCACGCAGGGTCTGCGCGGCATCCTCATCGGCAAGGCGATGGAAAACCCGGTCAGCGTGTTCAATCATCTGATCGATGCGTTTGCCCGTACCACGGATTGCGCGCTGCTGGTTGATGCTGACGCTAACGATTCACTTGTGACGTTCTGCGAGCTGGCGATGCAGAAGCGCCAGCGTACCGGCCTGCCGCAGTGGGAAAAAATTCACGTTATCGAGCTGCCTGTCGATGTGACCTGCGACCCGGAAGACGGCAGCGAAGAACGCCAGCCGCTGCGCGTGCTGTATACCGACCGCGACCGTGTTTACTTCGAAATCATGGCGGCAGCCAGACGCGAAGAAAAGATCCTGATTGCTACAGATTCAAAGGCGTTCGGCCAGCAGGTTTACGACCAGCTGATCACCGACTTCCCGGAAAAACGCTGGCTGTACGTCAGCCAGGACACAAAAATGCAGGATGACGTTAAGGCGTTCATGAGTGACCCGAACGGCTGCGTTCGCGCTTATGATGGACTGATTTACAGCCCTGCGATTTCCTCCGGCGTGTCGCTGGATGAGCACCGTCACTTTACCCGTCATTTCGGCATGTTCTGCGGCCAGATCGTGCCGTCCGATGCTATCCAGATGCTGCGCCGCGACCGTAAGGCCCGCGAATTTCTGATCGGGCTGGCGCAGCTGCCGGGCCGTAAGGAAACCAGCGAAGACGCCCGCCGCAACGGCTTTGCCGGTGCCGTCAGCTATACGGACTTTTTCCTGAATCACGTCACCGACATTCGCCTGGACCCGGAAGCGCGCCGCGCCTCGTTTGGTCTGGCTGATACTGATTTTACTGATATGCAGTTCCGCCTGGCAGCGCAGGAAGCCGCCGCCCGCAACGACTTCAAAAATAACCTGATCCTGATTCTGGAGGCCGACGGCTATTCCGTGAAGCAGCTGGCCCCGAGCGACCCGCGCAGTGAGGCCGGGAAGCAGATGCGCAAGGAGTCACGCGAGCGGGTATGGGAGCAGACCGTTCTGGTCCACATGGAAGCCGTAACGCCGTCTGACGAAGAGCGCGAACAGCTGATGGACGCGGAATATCTCGACGTGGTGCAGCAGGCACAGCTGGCCCGCTGGGAAATCGAAAACGAACTGATGCTGGATGTGACGCCGGAAACGCTGGCGTTTTACATGGACGGTGGCCGGAAAAAATTAAGCCTGCTTGAGCTGATGAACATGGACGACGCCACCGCAGCGGCCATCGATGACCATCAGGCGATGATCTGTTTCTCTTACAGTTTCCGTAAAGCCATGCGCACCAACTTTGTCTCCATTACTGCACACACACGCGAAGAGGCTGACGCCAAATTCCGCAAGCTGCAGCCGGGTGTTGCATCGTTCACTGTACGACATCAGCCGCTGGTCGAGGTGCCGAACCGCACCTTTGCAGCCCTGCACAGCAAAGCGCTGCGCCTGTACTTTGAGAAATGCGGCATCGATACCAAAACCGGCAACGGACAGGCCACGAAAGAGGCGCAGAAAGAAGCCCTGACCGCCGTGGTCGAGCTGGCTGGCGTGGACGCGTTTAACAACGTTCTGCGCTTTGGTGGCTACCTCGGGCGCAATGGCGCGAAGAAACGCCCTGACGTCGTGTTTAAGGACATTTGCGGCGCACTTGGCTTCGCGGTTGAGAATGACCGCATAGGGGCGCGTGGTGCGCGCGTGATGCGTCTGGATGCGGATTCGGTGGCATTCATGAACAGTCTGAACGCGCTGCGCGCAGACGCCGGGAAATCGTTCTTTAACGCGAAGGCGGAACCGGTGGAAATGGGCGGAAGTGATGATCCAGATCTTTTCTTAGGTCTTATAGATAACGAAAGATCTGGATCACGCGATCGCGACATCACTGCGTCCAGTAATGGCGCTTCGCAGAACGCCGCAGAGGCCGCCGTAGCGCTGGCCGTTGCCGACACGCCGGTACCGCTTCGGTGGGTTGTCAGCGTGCTTACCAGCGACGAACTGAAGCAGCTGGCGGCCATGCCGGTGCAGCTGGCGCGCGCAACGCTCGCGGGAATGTATCTGGCCGACCATATCGGCGCGCTTAACCCCGGCGAGCACGCTGCCCTAAAACGCCTGCAAGCAAGCTGACACAGGGGCAAAACAGGCGCGAAGGTGTGATCCAGATGTTTTGGTAGGTCTTATAGGTAAGGAAAGATCTGGATCACTGGCAAACGGCGAGGAATCTGCCTGGGTATCGACTCAAACGGCGCGCGGCGGTGGCTTTGTCACCCGGTTCGCTGGGGAATGCGGGCGCAGAATGTGCCAATGGCCATCATTGCGCAGGCTTCAACGGCATTCACTGTAATCAGTAGATGTGACAAATATTTATAGCGGTTATAAAGATATTTTCGGGGCTATTGAGAACAGCCTTTACAGAAAATAAACGCAGCGGTATTAACGCCATGATATTTTTTTCACCGGCCTTTTCAATCTCATGACGCGTAGTTGTCGCCTTCGCGCTTCCCTTATTTTCACCCTTAATTATACTGTATAAAAATACAGTAAAATGGAGGGCAAAAATTATGGGTTTTCCGTCTCCCGCTCAGGACTACATCGAATCACGCATTTCGCTTGATGGCCTTTGTAATACTCGCGCGCCGTCAGTCTATCTATTTAAGGCTGATGCAGATTCGTCACAGGATGGAATTAAAAAGGGTGCTTTGCTGGTCGTTAACAGCGACAGTAAACCGCATGATGGCAGCATTATCGCCGCGACGATAGGTGGCACTTTCAAGCTGGTGAGGTACCGAACCGTCCCACAAATTCATTTGCAGGAACTGAATCACCCTGAAAGGCGTCTGGCACTGACAGACGATGAAGTCAGCGGCGAAGAGGGGATCTGTTTTGGGGTGATAACGCACGTTCTGAACGACGTGCGCGTATTGGATAACTGAAAGGCTGGCCGTGCGGCCAGCTTTACGACTACTCAAGCCCGGTGATTTTTGAGCAAATTTTTGCGAATTTCGACGTGGTGTTAAAACCAACCCGGCCCCGGAAAAGCCATTGAAAAGGGATAGTTATCAGCCATAACGGCACAAACCACAGCCTGTTAAGGCGCTGCCAGAATGTTGCATCGCGTGACGATTGAAACTCCAAATTATCAACAACCTGATAGGCGTACTCATCTGGCATAGCTGCGTTGTCATAGTAGGCTTTTGCATCGCCTTCACACAAAAAACGCGATATCTCCTTCCAGTTTTCAAAGCCTTGTTTCTTGAGCCTGTTTTCGAGTTCATACCGATAAAGAACCGGCACCCAGCCTTTGCGATAAATCATCAGTGATACGCCTCCCACGCCTTCATCATTGCATCCTTGATATTGTCAGCGCTGCCGGTCCACGCATAGCGCTGGCCGCCAAACTCATAACGGATCACCCATTCGCCGCGATCGTTGCGTTTCGGGGCGTCAAAGCGGGGGCGCTCTTCGGTCGGTGGTTCAGATACAACAGGTTCATCAGTGCTTTCCTCCACCAGCTCGATCTCGTCGTCTTCGTGTGCGTCGTCGGCCTCTTCTTCTTCTGCCTCATCCTCTGCCAGCTCTTCGCCGTGCTCGTCATTATCCAGCACGATGGCTTTGACGTTTTCAGCCAGCTGCAGGCGCCCGTTCTCCCCGATAGTCTGCCCCAGCGCATCAGCTGCAACGTCTAAGTAACGCTGAATCAGGCGGGTATTGAAGCCCAGCGCCCGCAGGCGGGTACTGTTAATAATCGCCCCGGGTTCCGCTTCAATGATGCGTTTTACTTCATCATGCAACTTAATGGCCGCGTCGCCGCGTGCAAAACCGGGCATCATGTCGTCCAGTTCCTGAAGCCCCGCCAGTCGGCTGTTTTGCTCGCCGGTTTCATATTTCCAGCTGCGCGAAAAATTATGCAGTTTGAACTGCTTATAGTGCAGCTGCGTCCCTTCGTCATCGTGGCCGAGGATTTCCGAAAAGAACACGTCCTCATCGACTTTAGCCCAGCGGGGGTCAACGCGGAACCATGACTCATAGGCGATACGGGCATAGATAGCGCGGCTATCCTTGAAAACCCGCCGGTCGTCGCGGAAGAAAGTTTTTACCCAGGCGTTAAAAGCATTGCCGAGCAGGGTGGAAATCCTGCCGTTCTCTGATCGCGTGTCATCTTCCCCGTAGCCTTTAACAACCTCGTCAAAATCGGCGGCGGCCGCACTACCGCGCAGGATATTCAGGCGGTCAACAAACAGGGCGCTATCGCAAAGCGTGTAGATAGTTCGGGGCGTGCCGTCCTCTTCACTGCGCTTTTTAGCCTGCCCGACAAAATCGACCGTGTACCGGCCTGTAGGGGTGAACTCACCTAATCGCATAATCTCAATCATGCGGCGGCCAGATACCGCAGCAAGCGCAAAAGCAAGCGGTGCCATGCTGGTTCGCGTGTTAAAGCTGTACTGACTGGTCGGTGTGTGCAGGATGTCTAACACGGCCTGCATATAGGCCGGATAATCTATCAGGACGGTACTGCGTTTTTTCTCGTCGAGAACGTCGCCCCATCGTTTTTGTATCGATACGCGTTCGGCCTGGCTTAACGTCAGCGCATACATAACTTCATGGTTAATCCGCAGGCCCATCAGGTCATCGAGCAGGCGCTCGCCCTCCTGGAAATACTTGTAAAGCCGCTCGCGGGCTTCTCGCCAGTCTGGTGCGTTCAGGTCAAACAGGGCAAGTTTCCAGCCCGGGTACTTTGAACCGAGCGCGATCACTTTTTTCTCTGCTGCCTTCGTGCCTATCCGCACGTCGCCTAATGCTTCGGACAGCGGCATGATTTCTTTCAGGCGCTCTTTCAGGGCCGCAGCACGCACGCGGATTTCCTTCACCGGCAGGTTTAACCAGGAATTAAGCTCGTCGGCGTATAGGGGATATTTCGCGGCCATATCGGTCACGTTTTTCTCAAAAGCATGATGTAACCGGTCATCAAATTTTGAACGCGCCCGGCTCATGTAGGTGTTGTACGTGTTGGCTGTTACGCGCTTTGCCAGACCCTTTCCGCGATATTTCCGCTTGTCCGCGAACAGAGCATTTTTAAACCTACTGGCGGCGGCCTTGTGCTTTTTGGTTTTGATTCCCTGCGGAATGTCCGAGGCGTCGATCTCATCAACCTCCGCTATCAGACGGTTCACCATCTCGCCTATCTTAATTTTTGCCATGCTAACCCCCTCATTTTTACGATTAAGTTATCGTA